AAATGGTTATTGCTGCTCCAGCTAAATATTTTGAGACAGATGCAAATGGTATTATAAGTTGGACAGAAGAAAAAACAAAAAAGAAATTAAAATCTTGGAATAGAGAGATTAAAGGACATACATGTAATGAAGATCCAATTCAGGCAGTTTGTTTAAAGGCAGAATGTAGAAATAGAAAATTTGGATATATATCAGATAAGAAAAAAATATTTCCAGCTTTATCAGGTTTACAGAAAATAACTTATTCTGAACCTCAATACACATTTAATGTAACTTTAAATGATGGCCAAACAACCAAAGAAGTTAGAGCAAAAACTATTAAACAAATAATAATGCAAGATGAGATAAGAGCAATTATAGGTAATGCAGCTGGAATAATACCTCCTAAGATTAAAGCAACAGAATTTCAAGATGTACTAGATACATTATTTCCCCCAAAGATGACTACATCTCCTCCAAAAGGAACTACAGATGAAGAATTATTAACAGAGTATTTAACTGATTATTTAAAAGGAGCCAAAGCAGAAAATTTTGCTTCTTTTAAAAGTGGTGCAACTTTAATAGAGGATGGAGAAGCTTATTTTGTTTATAAAAATTTTTATAATTCTCTTAAAAACAAAGATTGGAAAATAGATAAATCAATAACTGCAGAAATAATGACTCGTTTATTTAAAGCAGATTTTGGTATTTTAAAAAGATTTCCTAAGAAAAAAGACTCTGATCCAGATTATACAGCAGTTAGAGTTACTCAAGTTCCTGCTAATCTTAAAGAACTTGAAACAGCAGAACCTGAGTTAATTCCTATAACTGGAAAAGATGATATATTTTAATGATTAAAAAAATATTTGGTCCTCCAGGAACAGGAAAAACAACAACTCTATTAAATTATGTAGAGTCATATATAAAAAAAGGTACTCCATTACATAAAATTGGTTATTTTGCGTTTACTAAAAAGGCAGCTAATGAAGCAAAAGATAGAATGTTGGAAAGAAAAACAGAATTATCTAAAAAAGATTTAGTTAATTTTAGAACTCTTCATTCCCTAGCTTTTCATACTACTAGTATGAGTGAGGATAGTGTTATGCAACCCGTTCATTATGAACAGATAGGAAGACAATTAAATTTAAAAGTAACTGACAGTGGAGATGAGAGTGGTTATTTAAGTTTTAATAGTGATTATTTTAAAATTATAAATAAAGCTAGAGTAAAAGGTATATCAGTGGAACAAGAGTTTAATACAAATGAATGGAACAGAGATATAGATTATGAAACATTAGGACATATTTATTTAAATTATAATAATTTTAAAAAAGTTCATACTCTTTATGATTTTAATGACATGATTGAAAAGTTTATTTTTGTGCAAGAAAAATGTAAAGAATTTGATGTTGTTTTTATAGATGAGGCTCAAGATTTATCTCCTATTCAATGGAAGATGTTTGATGTTTTAAAAAAAAAATCAAAAGATATTTATTTAGCTGGCGATGATGATCAAGCTATTTTTGCCTGGGCTGGTGCAGATGTAAATAAATTTTTAAATGAACCTGCAGAAGAAATAGTATTAGATAGATCGGAAAGAGTTCCATTAGCAGTACAAAATATTTCAAATGTTATTTTGGACAGAATAAAAACTAGAAAAGAAAAAAAATACTTAGCTAAAAAAGGATTAGAAGGAAAAGTAGAATACATTTACGATATGGAAAATTTAGATTTAACTAAAAACAAATGGTTAATATTAACTAGAACAGGTTATAGAAGAGATAAGATATGTTCTCAACTAAAAGAAAACAATATGTATTTTAAAAATAAGTTTGGAAAAAGCTATGATTCAAAACTTTACAAATCAATACTGAAATGGGTTGAATTAACCAAGGGAGGTAAAATACTTATTTCTGATTGCAGAGATATATATGATTACTTAAGTGCAAACTATCCTGAAAAACAATTTAAGAATAAAAACGAAATATCAATGGAAGACATTGGTTACAGTAAAGATGACATTTGGTATGAAGTTTTTGTTAACGCTGATCAAGATGAATGTTTTTATATTCGTACTATGTTAGCCAACGGAGAAAAATTATCTCAAGACTCTAGAATAGAAGTATCTACAATCCATGCAGCAAAAGGTGGAGAGGAAGAGAATGTTGTTTTAGTTTTAGATAATACAAGAAAAATAAGAGAGGCAGTAGAATTAAGTAAAGATAAAGAAGATGAAGAACATCGAGTTTGGTATGTAGGTGTTACTAGATCCAAACAAAATCTTTATATTTTAAAATCAACAAAAGAAAGGAACGGTTATTTATTATGACAGATTCAACTGGATTTGAAAAAGCATTTCCACAAGACAGACAAGTAGGAGGAAAACACTATAAAAATTTTACAATTCAACCTTATGAATTTATTTCAAAAAACAATTTAAGTTTTTTTCAAGGTTGTGTTGTTAAGTACGTATGTAGATACTTAACAAAAAATGGTGTAGAAGATTTACAAAAAGTTATTCATTATTGTGAATTAGAAATATTAAAAATAAAGGATACAAAAGGAAAGGTTAAAAAATGATACTACCAAAATTTAAGGCACAAACGGAATGGATTGAACCTGAAGAATATCCTGATTTAAGACAATACGATGAAATAGCAATTGATTTAGAAACAAGAGATCCTGATCTTAAAAAAAGAGGATCTGGTTCTGTTATTGGTAATGGTGAAGTTGTAGGTATAGCTGTAGCTGTACCAGGTAAAAAATTTTATTTTCCTATTGCTCACGGATCAGGGCCTAATATGGATAAGAAACGTACTCTAGAGTGGTTTCAAGATATATTAAATACACCTGCCATTAAAATATTTCATAATGCCATGTACGATGTCTGTTGGATTCGACAAATGGGTTTAAAGATTCAAGGACGTATTGTTGACACAATGATCGCAGCATCTTTAGTAGATGAAAATAGATTTCAATATTCTTTAAATGCTATTTCTTGGGATTACTTAGGACACGGAAAAAGTGAAGCAGGTTTAAATGAAGAAGCAAAATCAAGAGGCTTAGATCCTAAAGCAGATATGTGGCAATTACCAGCAATGCACGTTGGAGCTTATGCAGAGAAAGATGCAGAGCTTACCTTAGAACTTTGGCAAATATTTAAAAAAGAAATTACACAACAAGACATTGAATCTGTTTTTAATTTAGAAACAGACTTATTTCCTTGTTTGGTTGATATGAAATTTAAAGGCGTTCGTGTCGATATTGAATCCGCTCATAAATTGAAATTACAATTAAGCGACAAAGAAAAACAATTACTGCAAGAGATAAAAAAAGAAACAGGATTAGATACTCAAATATGGGCAGCAAGAAGTATTGCCAAGGTATTTGAAAAACTTGGATTACCTTTTGAAAGAACTGAAAAATCACAAGCACCGTCCTTTACTAAAAATTTTCTTTCTGAACATGCACATCCTATTGCACAGAAGATAGCAAAAGCTAGAGAGTTAAACAAGACCCATACTACATTTATTGATACAATTATAAAACATGAACATAAAGGTAGAATTCATGCAGATATTAATCAAATTAGATCTGATCAAGGTGGTACTGTAACAGGTAGGTTTTCATATTCTAACCCTAATTTACAACAGATTCCATCGAGAAATAAAGAAATTGGACCTATGATTAGATCTTTATTTATACCAGACGAAGGTCACAAGTGGGGTTGCTTTGACTACTCACAACAAGAACCAAGACTTGTAGTACACTACGCAAATTTACATAAGTTTCCTGCAGTGTATGATGTAGTAGAAGCTTATAAAAATAATCCTAATACAGATTTTCATCAAACTGTAGCAGAGATGGCTGACATTCCTAGGTCTCAAGCTAAAGTTATTAATTTAGGTTTGTTTTACGGAATGGGTAAAACTAAACTTCAAGCAGAACTTGGAGTATCAAAAGAAAAAGCTGTAGAATTATTTAATCAGTATCATGCCAAAGTACCTTTTGTTAAACAGTTAATGAATAGTGCTTCTAATAGAGGTCAAGACAGAGGACAGATAAGAACTTTACTTGGTAGATTATGCAGGTTTCATTTATGGGAACCTAATCAATTCGGTATGCATAAAGCCATGACACACGAAGATGCACTCAGGGAACACGGACCAGGGATTAAAAGAGCTTATACGTACAAAGCTTTAAATAAATTAATTCAAGGATCTGCTGCTGATATGACTAAGCAAGCAATGGTAAATTTATATAAAGAGGGAATTATTGCTCATATTCAGGTGCATGACGAATTAGATATCTCTATAAAATCACAAAAACATGCAAATAAAGTTATTGAAATAATGCAAAATGCTGTTAAATTAGATGTTCCAAATAAAGTAGATTATGAGTCTGGTAAAAATTGGGGGGAAATAAAATAATGTATGTCTTATTTAAACGCAAATATACCAGCAACGTATGCACAAATAAAAAGAGAGTATTTATATGATTGTAAAAAACATCACGGAGAAGTGGAAAACTGTATTATCTTTGGTATGTCCTCACTTACAGGCCGTGCAATCTTATTTCATTGCATTATGGAAAATGGTGCAATCTTTTATCGTCTGCCAATTACGGCTTTTATTCAACGTGGTTTTAAACCCGCAGCTGTTCCCATTAAAAGACTTGATGAATTACAACTTTGGAATTCTTTTTCTTATCATCCTGCTGTTAATCATTGGGATATTTTAGG